CCCAGACCGTGTTTACGGATCCTGGCCCTACCTACTCAGGTTTCTCGAGAATCATCGAGAAAGCACCTTTCGTTCGATTAGAATAAGATGTATTAATCGCATCTACATCTTCCCCCTTCCTGGTGACGAATCAGGTCAAGGGCGAGTGTCATCATGACATGGAAAAGAAGATTACTACTCGGACATAGTGCTCCAAACTGCCGGCGCGAGAGAATCTAATTCAAGAGTTAACGCTTGTTTATTCGAGCGTCGCTCTTTATCAGACATCTCAAGCAGTTGTTCAGTCAGAAGGTCATAATAGAATGCAAATTGACCATCATTCGGTTCATATTCGTCATTGTATATTAAACGATAACGAATTGATCCAGAATAATCACCAATGAGCATCACTAGATGAGCATAAGATTCTGCAATTTCGGCAGCTGTACCCTTTGTCAAGTGCGGTTCCTGTTCATCAGGAGCCAGCATTCGGCCTAACTCGGTCATGGGACCGGTGATTAATGATTCACCGATCGCACGATCGATTGGGTTAGCAAAGGTTGTGGATGCCAGGAAGTGCAGGATAGGCCGATTAACATCAGTTAACTCGGCTACTCCTTTCTGAACTGACCGATGCAGACTCGGAATTATCGAGACAGGGAAATAATCGCTTGGAGGATTCTCCACGATTTTATCCCCTAATCGACGACCGAAGTTCTGCACAGTTTGTTCGCAAACTCCTAGCAGACCTAACCAGTACTTACGTGCTGGTGACGTCAGAAGCAATTTATCCGACCAATTTGAGGTCACCCGTAGCGGGTCTCCGTAAAGAGTTTTCCCTTTATCGAAAAGATAAGAGAAAGTTCTCCAAAACGGAGGTGCTTGGTCCCAACGGAATAACCGACCACTAGGGTTAACACCCTTAGTAATCGGGTCTTCTGTAGGATAGAGCAGAGCCGCCACTAGGGCCCTCAATTCATCAGGAATGATTCCTCCTGACATCTTCGCGAAAGCACCGCTGGCGTATGATAACCGACCTACCGAACTTCTTACAACGGAAGTAAGGATAGACGGAATATTATCAATAAATCCACCACGTGCTACCAATTTCACAAGAGCATTAACTCTTTGGCCTAAAGAATTGATCATCAATTCATCTTTAAGGGAAAGGGGAGACAAGTTGTGACTCCCCCAACAGATCTGAGCCGCAAACGTGAACAAGGAATTACCTTGAACAGCGGTTTCCGGAACAGAAATGAATCCTTTTTGATTAATTGGGATCTCATATTCAGAACACAAAGAGCGATATGCCTCAGCAACTTCCGTCCCAGAAATTACAATATCATCACCCAACACTCTATACCCTTCATAAGGGAATAAACCAGCTTGCATTGCTGCAAGTTGGACGAGTGCGTGATGAGTAATGGCTAACATAGCCCAAGAGGATAAAGTTCCTATAGGTTGACCACGCCCATAACGGACGGGTTTCCCTGGAACTTTATAAGGAAGATCAAACTCCCGATCAACTATTAATAACTTCCAAAGGCGAGCCGGTTCCGGACCTAGCCAATAGGCAAGGATCGATTCCGACAACACCACAGGAATGTTATCAGTAGCTGCTGATAGATCGAACGAATAAAGAGGAGTATTTGCATACTTCTGTCTAAACGTATCGACCGCAGCATCTTGATCGAAAGTCCCATCAGTGGGAAGGGATTTGAGAAGCTGAAACAAGTGATCATGGAGAGAACGCAATGCACATTGAGTCCACCAATCGGTGATCGCAAAGACACGTGTTTTCCCAGCGGCCTCTTGTTTAAGAGCCAGTTTACCGAGCCGGAAATGGGTACGGTTATAGATATGTGTAAGATCTCGAAAAGAGACCTCCTCTACTATTTCCGTCCATACCGATTGCAGAGTAACTTGACCCGTGGCTTGAATGAAATTCAAGACATGGTTCACAGGTACACTTATCCAAGCCTTCAGGTCCGCTGCCGCCGATAATGGTGCTACGTGAAAATTAGCCCCAGTCTTAACCGAAAAAGGTGAGATATCTGGATTCAAATCCGGAAATCGAACCTTCATCCCGTAAGAAGCAACCCATCGTGTAAATGATGGTATTGAACTTACGAAATGATTAATTGGTTTAGAAAAGGGTTGATTCACAATAGTATCAAACGACGGAGTCTTCCATTCAGCTTGAATTGCTCGATAAGAGTAAAGAAGAGATGTGACAAAGCGAATAGTAGGGATGTTACCATCCCGAATTGCTTGTCGCACCCGATAAGGGATGAAAGAAGGAAGACCATGTGATAACTGAACCGGAAACCCTAGATGTCGTGTGTCTAAGACACGCTGACCTCCAAGGTATCCCCAAATAACATGAAGAGCAACCTTCATTCGAAGGATCGCTGATAATGTTCCTTGGGACCGGGCAATAAGAGAAATATGTCGCGAGATCTGTAATAGAGAAAATCGTAGAGACAAAGATGACAGTTGGAATCCCATCCGGACAAAGAGGAGTGATCCCCAATGTCTTAGGATGAGTAGGAGATTTCTCTCCGAACCGACCAGTAATCCCGTTTCCCGATCGCTACTTAATGGTATACGCCATCGGCTAAACCAGCCGGTAGCCTTTTGAACCAGAGTTTTCACTCTAGTCAAAGGATCAACATCGAGGAAGTCTCTAACGAAGCTTTTCAGATCTTCGGTAGTTATCCGATCGATATCTAACCCATACACATTACGTAACGCAACTTCGGATACTCCTAATTCATCATAGAATAAAGGACTCCGATGGCCGACGTATAATGGATTATGCATATCAGATTTGGATTCATTAGCTGAGCGAGAATTCTCAACCTTTGAACCTTTTCCGGTTTTATCCGGAGAGCTGGAAGGCCCCTGAGATGACCGCCGTTGCTCTTGTAAACCCGCTACATCGTCTCCAGGACGACTTAGGACCACTAATGAACTATCATTGGATAGAGCTACTCTCGAGTAATCGAGATAAGCTCGTTCCGATAGATACAATAGGTGGCTCCGGTCTATCGGGTCTAAGACCACGAAACAACCCTGAGCCCGGTTTGGGTCAATATCCATGAA